TCGGCGGCAAGGTGCCCGTGGAGTTCTACGCCCAGCAGATCCGGTGCACGGCCTAAACCGTGGACCGTCGATCCATCCCGCCCCCGCCCGGTTACCGGCCCCCACCGGTTCCGGGCCGAGCACCGTCCCCCGTGGATCAGCCTCCCGCTGATCCACTATACGGCGGCGGGTCGGTGCTCACCGTTCCGCTCTCCTCGCCGATCCCGGCGATGGACGGTGGCGTGCGTCATTCGGTCACGTTCACGCGGGGGCCCGGGCTCGGCGAGCTCGTCGGATTCCTCGACGAGTCGAGCCCCGAATCACTGGCCCGCTCGCTCGACACCATCGCGTTTCGGCCGGAGTGGGTGATCCACGTGCTGTCACGGTGCGCGGGCGTGCCGAAGAGCGACGCGAGTCTGATCGCCGCGTGCGATCTCCTCGCCCTGGGGAGCGCACTGCGCCCTTTTGTGCTGGGTGGCGGGGCTTCACGTGGGCCGTCGTCGGCACTCTCGCCGCCCGATTCGGATGGGGACCTCGAGCAGTCGCCGAACTGACGTTACCGGAGCTTGCGTGGTACGTTAGAATGGTCGAGGGCGCCGCGCAGGGAGGCTAGCACGTGGGGCAGAAGTTTCCGCTAGAGGTGGTGGTAAGTGGCTCCGACAACGGCGCCACGTCCACGCTCAAACGGATCGGCCGCACCGCACGCCAGCAGATGCGCGAGATCAACCGTGGCGCCACGTCGGCCGGCGACGCTATGCGCGGGCTGGGCCGCGGCGCGATGGCCGTGACGAGGCTAGGCCTTGCGGGCGTGGCAATCGGCGCCGCCGCGGCCGGTAAGGCGATGCACGATTTCGTGCAGACCGGATCGGAGCTCAGCGACTTCAACAAAAAGACGGGCCTGGGCGTCGAGGCGATCCAACAGTGGCGCTACGCCCTCGAACAGAGCGGCGTGCCCGTGGAGTCGTTCAACGCTGGGATCAACACGTTCTCCAAGGGCCTGGGCCAGGCGAAACTCGGGACGGGCAAACTCGCCGCCGGTCTGAAAAAGATGTCGCCGGAGCTGCTCGCCCAGCTCAAACAGACGACCGATGTGGACGAGGCTTTGCGCCTGTACGTCGCCGCGATGGAACAGATCCCCGACCCGTCGAGGCGCGCGGCGTTCGCGGCTGCCGCGTTCGGCGGCGCCGGTGAGGATATGGCACTGGCGGCCGAAGCGGGTTCGGTCGAGCTCAAGCGGCTGCGCGACGAGAAACGCAAGGACGGGTTGATGTCCGCCGAAGCGGCGGCGCGGGCCGACGACCTGGGCGACAAGACGGATCGCCTATCTAGCCAGTGGGAGAACCTCAAGATGCAGGTCGGCGACGCGACAGTCACCGCGTTGCAACCACATATCGAGGCGCTCGCCGAATGGGCCACGGCGAATCAGGACGTGATCGCGGCGAACGTGAGCGAGGCCGTGACGATGCTTCGGGACGCGTTCGCGTCGATCGATTGGGATCTGATCGGGGCTGGGATCTCCGGCGTGATCGATATGCTCCGCGGCGTGGCCGAGGTCGCCAAGGACGCGGCCGAGGCGGTGCGCCTGTTTCCGCGCGACCTCGTCAACGATGCGCCCTGGGCCGAAGAGGGCGCGTCTCTCTTTGGTGTGCCGATAAGCCCAAGCGTCGATACGATCGCATCCGTGGCCGACTACCTGCCCTTCACGCCCGACATGCCGGCGCAGGGCGGCGCCGCTGGGGCCTCGTTCAATGAGAAACTGATCCGCGCCGCGGCTTCTGGCTCGTCGGTATCCGAGCAGGACGCACAAGCGTGGGCCCGCTCGACACTCGGGTTCGGCCTCGCGAACATCACAGGCAAGGGCCCCGGCGGCGTCTTCGGCGCAGGTGCGGTCAAGGAGCGATCGATCGGCGGCCCTGGGTTCGCTGCCAACATGGGCGCCGCCGCGGCGAAACCTCCGGCCGGCGAGATCACGATCAAGCTGCAGGCGGCGCCGGGCACAACGGCCGAAGTCGTGAAGGACACGACACCGCCCGCCGTCAAGGTCGAGGGGACCGGCAAACGTAGCGTAGGGGGCCGCTTGTGAGCTGGACGGATAACCTACTCCCGGCCTCGTTCCGCGGCGTGCCGTTCGAGGTGCTATCGAGCTCGTGGGCGGGCGGGCGCCGAACCGTCGTTCACGAGATCCCCGACACGAACAAGGCAGTCACCGAAGACACCGGCCGCAAGACACGCGCGATCGGTTTCGACGCGTTTATCATCGGTGACGCCGCGGGCGTCTACGCGTTGATCGAGGCGCTCGAGCGCGGCGGACCGGGCCTGCTCGTGCACCCGTTGCACGGGCCGTTGACCGTCAACGTCACTGACTACGATCAGAGTGATTCATGGTCCGACGGCGACGCCGTCATGTTCCGCTTGTCGTTCGTCGAGGCGGGCGATCTGGATTTCTACCAGGCGCTCAGCACTGGCGGCGGGCTGCTCGCCCAGGTCGACGCGCTCGTGTCGCTCGCGAGCGCGATCTATGATCGCCTATGGTCGATCACGGGCTGGGCGGATCTGGTACTCGCACAAGCGGGCGCGGCGATGCTCGCTCCCGTGACGGCGATCACGAACGCGCTCGAAGCGGGCCTGGGCGCCGTCGACACCGCGGCCGACGTGCTCGCCGGTTTGCGCTCGACGTTCGCCGGCCTGCCCGACACGCTCACCGACGACTTCACCGGCCCAATCTCTGAGGCCCTCGCCGCAATCGCAGACGTCGAGGCGCTGATCGCCGTCGTCAATGGCCTGTTCCCGTCGGCGCCGACGTACACGGGCACGCCGTCACAGCAGCAGGTGCAGCGCAACGCGCAACAGGCGGCGCGGTACACCGGCCGCGTGGCCGTCGCCGAAGCGTGCCGCACCGTGCAGGGCGCGGAGCTCGGCGACTACAACACGGCGATCCGATGGCGCGACACGCTCGCCGGCCTGATCGACGCGGAATGTGAGGCGCTCACCGAGGACGACGCCGACGCGCTCGACGCCTTGCGGGGCCTCAAAGCGGCGCTCGTAGACGACATCACGCGGCGCGCGGCGCTCCTCCCGCGCGTGACGACGTACACCCCGGCGACGGTGACGCCGTCGCTCGTCGTCGCGTGGGCCCTCTACGGCGATCCCGAGCGGGCGCCGGAGATCGTGGCGCGCAATCGGATCGTCCACCCCGCTTTCGTGCCCGTCGAGCCGCTCGACGTGTTGGCGGTGTAGCCGATGCGCCTGCTACCGCACCTCGTCACGCTCGAGCTCGACGGCCAGGGCTTCACCCAATGGACCGATGTATCGATCTCGCGCAGCCTGGAAAGTCCGGCGCGCTCGTTCTCTGTCACCGCGTTTCAGCAACGGCCGGCGCAAGTCGTCGCGCGCCCGGGTTCGGCCGCGGTGCTCAGCTTGAACGTGATCCCGATCGTGACCGGGTGGGTGGACGATATCGACGTGGCGCGCGACGTGGCCGGCTCGTCGGTGACGTTCACGGGTCGATCCCGCGTGGCCGACCTCGTCGACTCCGCGCCCGCCCCCGGCACGCCGCGGAGGTGGACGGCGGCGCCGCCCTCGCTCATCGTCGCCGCCCTCGCCGCGCCGTTTGGGATCACCGTCACCCCGCCGACCGTCGGGAACGAGCCGTTCCGCCGGTTCGCCCTCGAGCAAAACGAGACGGTGTGGGACGCGATCGATCGGATCTGCAACGCCCGCGGCCTGCTCGCAATCGACGACGCGGCGGGGAACCTCACGCTCACGCGCCTGTCGAGATCGACCGCGCTCCGCCACGTCGGCACGCTGCAGGGCGGTGGCAACCTGAAAAACTGGACCGTGAGCCACAAGGGATCGCAGCGGTTCAGCACGTACATCGCTCGCGGGCAAACGGTCGGCGACATCGTCACGCCGCCCGCGCTTGCCGCGTCGGTGGTCGGCCAGGCGGTAGACGTGGGAGTGAGCCGCCCGCGATATTTCACGGTCGACGCCCACGGCCTCGACACGGCCGGCGCAATCGCAAAGGCCCAGTGGGAAGCGACCACGCGGTATGGTCGGGCGATCACCGTGAGCGGCGAGGTGCCTGGGTGGACCGACGCCGCCGGTACGCTCTGGATGCCCGGCCGGCTCGTCGCCGTGCGCATCCCGCACGCGGGCCTAGACACGGACCTCGTGATCGTCGAGGCGAACGCGTCCAAGTCGGCGAGCGGCGGATCGACGACCTCGCTTGTGCTGCAGCCGATCGAAGCCTTCGCCACGTACACCCCGGCCCCGGTGGCGCGGCGCGGCGCGCGTGGGTATGAGGCAGGCTTGATCAACGTCAAGCTGGCGGCCGAAACAGCAGCGGCGAACCGATGAATTTACGCGCCGCGATCCTGTCGATGTTCCGCCGCGCCGTGCTCATCGGGGCGTCCGAGGTTTCCACGGGTCTGCAGCGGCTCCGCGCGACGACCGGCGACGACGTCGAGGACGACCTAGAGCACGCCGAACCGTACGGGCTCGCCGCGTCGCCGCCGGTCGGCGCGCACGTGTTCCTCGCCCAGCTCGGCGGCGATGGCGCGTCGAGCGTGGCCCTTGTCGCGAGCGATGGCACGTTTCGGCCGGTGGGCCTCGCGTCCGGCGACGTGGCCCTCTATGACGCGACGGGCAAGCGGATCACGCTGTCGACGCTGGGCATCCTGCTCGGGACGGGCGCCACTAAGGGCGTGGCACGCGCGGGCGATCCGGTGAGCGTGACGATCCCGATCGGGGCTATCGTTCCGGCCGGCCCCGGCGGACCCTTGCCGGCGGCGCCCGTCGTCGTCACCGGCACAATCACGGGGCCGTGCTCGACGACGGTCAAGGCGGTGGACTAGTGGCAACCTACCCCGTTGGTTCCGACAAAGCGTTTCAGCAACCGCAGGACGCGCTCGACGCGGCCGGTGCGGCGAATGACTACAACGCCCGAATCCCTGTCGACTCGGGAACCTACGTAGGTAACTTGACGCTCCGCACGCACCCGTCAACATACGTCATGCCGGTGCACATCTACGCGGCAGATCCAGCGAACAAGCCAGTCTTCCAATCGACGACGGGATCGTATGCACTGATCGCCGACGTCGCGACGCACTCGAGCGCGGGCACGCTGCAACCGACGTTCACGAACATCAAGTGGTCCGGTGGCTCGGCGGCGACGTATCACACGTACTCCAACGGCGGCGCCCCGCTCCGGTTCTACGGGTGCGAATTCATATCGCAGTTCTACGGCAAGCAGATCTTCTACCAGCCCTACGGAGGCACGGCGGGCCGGGGCTGGGTGATCGACTCATGCTGGTTCTATAACCCAGGTCAGATCGTGTTCAACAGTGGCGGCGGCGTGGGCACGCTCACGAACAACCGGATCCGCTGGTACAACGGATCGCAGACCATGATCCAGGCCGGGTTCAGCACTTGGACGGCCTACAACAACAGCGTCGCCAGCGGCGCCAACGGCGGCACGCTGTTCGTAGTCGGGACCGCGCGCAACAACGCGGTGAGCCGCACCGGTGGCAGCTCGCCAACCAAGCTCTTCGACACCTTCACCGGCGGCGGCTCCGGCTACGGCAACAACGTGTTTTCGTGGGGCGGGACGAACAGCGGCACAAACCTGGGCGGCAACGTCACGAACGCGGATCCAGGGTTCGCGGACCCCGAAAATGGTGATTTTTCGATCACGACGTCGAGCGCCTGTTACAACGCGGGCGCGACGCTCTCCGATGTCACGACGGATCACCGTGGTACGGCTCGACCGCAAGGGGCCTCGTATGACGTGGGCGCCTATGAGTTGATCCCCGGGACAACGGTCAGTTCGATCACGGTCGTCAGCTCGACGTCGATCCGCCTCAATCTGGCGTCATCGGTCGGCAGTGACGCGACATGGGCGAGCGCGGGCAACTTCACGATCACGAGCGGCACGGGATCCGCCGTCACGGTGAGCTCGGCCGCGGCAAGCGGAAACCCGGGTTCGTCGATCACGCTCACGACGAGCGAGCACACGAACGGCGCGACCTACACCGTCGCGTGGGCGGGGCTGCTCAACATCACGAGCGGGAGCACGACGTACACGGGCCAGGGCGTCGCGCCGACGATCTCGACCGCGTCGTTTACCGCGGCCGTGACGATGCGCGTGACGTTCTCCGAGGCCGTGACGAACAACGCAGCACTGACGACGGCGAGCAACTACACACTCACGCCCACGGCCGGCGCCGGCTTTCACCCTACGGCGGTGACGCGGATCAGCTCGACCGTGGTCGACCTCACGATCGATCGCAGTCTGGGCGCCTCGACGGGCTCGCTCGCCGTGTCGGGTGTTACGGACCTCGCCGGCAACGCGCTGTCACCGTCAACCAAGTCGATCACCGTCTGGACGGTGCAGCTCGACGGGGCTACCGGTCGACTCGAGGGTGGCGCCTCGTTCGTGCGCCTCGCCCTAAACGCGCCCGTGTTTCGCGACGCGGCGACGTGGGTCGGGTCGAGCATGACGATCGCGCCGTACCTCAACGCGCGGTATTACGGTGTCGACGGATCGCCAGCGACCTACGTCGACTTCGTCACGAGCGATTCGAGTGTTGACGTGGAGTACGGGATCGCCGTCAACACGTTGCTCGGGGTCAATGGCGATAGCCTTGGTTTCATCGGCGCCCGCCCCGCGACGTCGGCCGGCGTGGACGCGGGCGAACCGGCGCGGATCAGCTACTTCACGGGCCCGAACGGGGAGGCGATCTAGATGGCGTGGGAGATGCTACCGACGGGGCTGGGCACCGAGGCGACGCTCGAGCGCCTCGCATACGTGTCCCTATTCACGGACGCGCGCCTCGACGACGACACGCTTCCGCCCGACGGCACCGACGATCGGCGCGGATGGTGGGCTGACGCGCTCGAGGGGCCCGGCGAAAACTACGGCTCGCTCCTCTGGGTGGTCCTCGCCGGTACGCCCACGGCGCGCGAGCTCGAGCAGGCGTGCCGCGATGCGTTCGCGTGGATGGTGACCGCGGGGATCGTGTCGCGGGTCGAGGTGGTCGCGAGTGTGGCGAACCAGCGCGCCGACGTGCTGGTTGATTTCGTGCTAGAATCGGGGCGGCGCGTGCCGATCGCGTTCCCGAACCTTTGGAGCTCGTATGGCTGATCTGCCGATCACGATCCCGACGCTTCGCACCGTGTTTGCGCGCGTGCAGGCCGACGTTGCTTCGGAAATGGCGGCGGGCACCGACACGACCGGCGCGCAGGACGTTTACCTCCGCGGCACGTTCGCGCGGGCGTTGTCGGGTGCACTGTCGGGCGCGGCAACGGAGCTCTACGGGTTCGCGGCGCGCGTGCTCGGCGAGCTCATGCCCGATTCAGCCGTGGACTGGGGCGTGACGCGGTGGGCTCGCTTGCTCGGCGTCGACCGGATCCCCGCTCAGGCGTGCACGGCGACGATCACGGTCACCTTTACGGGCGCCGGCTCACAGCCGCTGGGCTCGACGCTCACGCGGCAGAGCGACGGGGCCGAGTACACGACCGACGCGATCATTTCGCGCGGCTCCGCCGGCACGACCACGGGGGCGATCACGGCCAGTGAAGCGGGCGCCGCTTCTGACCTCGACGTGGGTGACGTGCTCGTATTCGCGAGCCCCGACACGAACGTTACGGCGACGGTCACCGTCGCGGCGATCGTGACCGACGGCGCCGACATCGAACCGATCGCCGATCTCAAAACGCGCGTGCTCGCCCGCCTCGCGAGCCCTCCGCAGGGCGGCACCGCGGCCGATTATAAGGCCTGGGCTCAGGCGTACGACTCCACGATCGAGCGCGTTTGGGTGCTCGACGAGACGCCGTACCTGGGCGCGATCACGGTGTACTTCTCTATCGCCGGATCGAGCGCCGCGGTGATCCCCAGTGGCGGCGCGGCGACGGCGCTACAAACGGAGCTTCGCACGCTCGCCCCCGTGCATTCTGCGGGCCTCGTGTTCGTGTCGGCGCCGACGGGGCGGGCGATCGATATGTCGATCACGCTCACACCCGACAACGCGACCGTCCGATCCTACGTTAGCGCAGAGCTGGAATCGTACTTCCGCAACTGGTACGGCGAGATGGACGGCACGGGGATCGTGTACGAGGACGATCTGCGAAACGCGATTCGCGTGGGCGTGAAGCGGTACAGCTCGACGGCCACGTTTACGCTCGACCTTCTCGAGGGCGGACTACCCGCGGACCTCACCCTATCGGCCGGTGTCCTGCCCTACCTGGGATCCGTCACGTGGTAGCCGAACGCACCGAACCGGGCACGTCGAGCGCCACCGAATACCGGGGACTGATCCAGGCGCTCCTCCCGCGCGGCAAGGCGTGGATATTGCGACCGGAGGGGCTCGCGTATCGGTTCGTGACGGGCCTCGCCGCGGAGCTCGTGCGCGTGCACGATTGGACCGTGGACCTGATCGCGGAGATGGATCCGACGACGTCCACGGATCTGCTCCCGGCGTGGGAGCGGTCGGTAAGACTGCCCGAAGACGGCGAGCAGATCGCTGGCACGAACGCGCAGCGCCGGCTCGACATCGCGGCCAAGATCGTCGCCCGGCAGATCCGAACCGAGGCCGACTGGGTCGCACTCGCCGTTGCGGCAGGCTACGCGGGTGCCTACGTCACGCAGAAAAGCGATAGCATGTGCACGTGCAACTCGACCTGCAACGCGTACGTGCAGGGGCCGTATTATGACGCGTTCGCGTTCGTACTCCACATGCCCGGAGGCACACCGAACGCTCAGTTTGAGGCGCTCTGCCAGCGTGTGAAGCAGTCCGGCGTGCGCGTGATCTTCGACTACACGTAAGGGGTTTGAGCCATGAA